ACCGAAATGGCCGCCAAGCCTGAAGCCGAAAAAACTGAATTTACACAAAAAGTCGAGCGCGACGCTGCTGGTGCAGCGCCCGTGCCGGCTCAAACCACGGACGCCAAGCTGTCGCGTGCTGAAATCCTAAACCAATTCAACGAGGAGAAGGATCCGCTAAAGCGTACCACCCTGCTCCGCAAACTGGGCCTGTAAGGCCCGGAGGATAATCAAATGGCAAACACACTCGGAACAACGAATGCAAATGTAATTGCGCAGCGCGCGCTCGAAATCCTCGTTGAGGATTACAGCTGGCTCGGCCGTCAGGCCGTGGCTGACTTCTCCAGCGATGCGGCTCGCTACAACGCCTCGGTCTACACTTCCAAGCTCTCCGCGCTGACCGCGCAGGATTACAGCCAGGCCAACGGTTACGTGGCCTCGGCGGTCACCCAGACGGACGTGCAGATCACCTTGAACAAGTTCAAGCACGTTTCCTACTCGGTGGACGATCAGGAGCGCACCACTTCGGCCGTTAACATCATTGAGCGTTTCGCCGGTGCGGCCGCTCACGCCATCGGTCTCCAAATGGTTGGCGATCTGTTGGCCTTGGTGACGACCTCCAACTTCACCACCTCCATCACGGTTGGTTCTGGTTCGTTCAGCTACGGCTGGGCGGTTAGCGCTGGCGTGGCGTTGAACAGCAATAAAGTGCAGGCCAATGGCCGGTATGCGGTTCTTTCGCCTTCGTACTTCGGCGCCCTCTTGAAGGACAGCAGCGTGGTGGCCAATCCGCAGATCAGCGGTGATGCCGTCCGCAACGCCGGCCTCGGAGCGGTGGCGGGATTCAACGTTAATCAGTACCCCTCGGTGCCGACGAACAGTGCGACCTTGGGCGGATTCTTTGCCCAACAGGAAGCGCTGGTCATCGCGGCTCGCGTTCCGGAAATCCCCACGGGCGTTCCGATCCCCGGAGACATCTCCATCGTGACCGAACCCCGCACGGGTCTGTCGATCATGAGCCGGGAGCACTACAACATCCAAGCCGGTACCCTCCAGCGCACCCTCGCCTTGATCTACGGCGTGGCCGTTGGTGAGTCCAGGGCTCTTGTCCGCGTGGTTGGTTCCTAAATAATCTGAAGGTGGGGCGGTGGATTGAGTAATCAGTCCACCGCCCTTCCCCATTAAGAGATCCTATCAATGTCTGAATTTACCGACTGCCTAAAAGAAAGCCTGGCGGTTTGTTACGATCAGTTTGGAACTTCTGCCACATTTGGATCCACATCCGTCACCGGGATCCTCTCCACCGTCACCCGCCGGGAAAATCTTGAGCTGAACGGTTATGACTTGGATCTGAACGCCACATTCACTTGCGACAAAGACGTGATCGGCACAGCTCCGACCATTGGATCCAAGATGCAGGCCAACAGCGTCACATATCGGATCATTTCCGTGGATTTCAACATTTCCAATCTTGTTCTTGGCCTGAAAGAGGAATAGGCCGATGCCTAAAGATCCTAAAATCTCAATTTACATGATTGCCGGCCGTGAGGCTGAGTACATAGGCCGGTGCCTGAAAGCATTCGCTCCCATGGCAAATGAGCTGGTGGTCTGCATCGCGCGGGGAGGGGCAGAGGATGACGGTACGGAGGCCATTGCAAAAGCTAACGGCGCCAAGATTGTTCACTACCAAAACAAGCCACAGCATTCTGATTGGCCTCACGTGGATCATTTTGCTGATGCCAGGAATACGGCATTGGAAGCATGTACCGGAGATGTGGCCATGTGGGTGGATTGCGACGACCTGCCCTCTGAGGGGCTAAAAAACGCGCTTAAAACGGCCGCCAGCGCATTGATGGCGGACGAAAGCCTTGGTCTATTTGCCGCTGTTTATGACGTCATAAACGCCAAGCTGACGCCAGTACGCGAGCGTTTGGCGAAACGCCTTCCGGATGGCGGGTGGTCTGGCCGATGGCAGCACGCAGTCCATGAGGCATTGCTGGCCTTGCCGGGCCTAAAGGTAGCCGTCGATCAAAGCGCATGGGTTGAGCACCACCCAAATGGATACAAGCCCGGATCTGCCGACAGGAATATGCGGATCCTTTCCGCAGAACTAAGTGAAGCCGGCAAGTATGCGTATTATTTGCAACAAGAGTTGTTTTTAAGCGGCAAGCGTGAACAAAGCCTTGCGTGGTCACACGTGGCCGCCCTTTGGCCCAGCCAGGAGCCCACTCTGGCTTATGAATCTTGGTGCAACATGGGGCAGGCGCATCCGGATCAAGGGGAGCGCATGGCCATCTTTGGCAAGGCTCACCAATCCAATCCTGGGCGCAGAGAAGCACTGTTTTTCATGGCCAGAGAAGAGGCGAGCAAAGGCAGGTGGGGAGCTGCCTATCACATACTCAAGGCCGCCATGGTGCAGCCGGATCCTGGCCTGACTCAATGGAACGCACAGAGGGCCATTTATGACTTTGAGTGTATTGATCTTTATATTACGGCCGCCCGGGCATGCGGAGATTTGGCCGAGGCCGACAAGATAGAAAAGCAATGGCGCAAACAGCGGCCCATCAAGATATCTGTCTGTCACGCCACTCGTGGACGTCCGCAGGAAGCTATCAATCAGCGCATCCTTTGGATGAAAAAAGCCGCCGATCCGGCCAGCGTGGAGTGGATCTTTTCTTGCGACGATGACGATCCCAAGTCAGACGCGCTCAAGCCTTGGGCGCCCATTATCGGCAAGGGTGGGTGCATTGCCGCATGGAATCGGGCTGCCGATAAAGCCGTGGGCGAAATTATTATTCAAGGATCCGACGATTGGGATCCGCCTCTTTGGTGGGATAAAATCATCACGCAACGATTAGGCGACACCACCAGAGAGAGCGTCCTGGCAGTCAGCGACGGTCACCGGCAAGACCAGTTGCTGTGCATAGCTATTTTAACCCGTAACCGGATAAAGAAGCAGGGCACTCTCCTTGCTCCTGAATATGACGCATGCTCTGGAATATTCTCCGACAACGAATTTACCGCCAGGGCCTACGCCGACAAATGCGTCATTGAGGCACGAGACGTCATCTTTACCCATAACAACCCCATGTTCACTGGAGCCCATCAGGACGAGGAATTTAAAAGGCACAACTCCAAGGGAAACTACGAGAAAGGCGAAAAGATATTTAAGGAACGCAATCCGTGACGTACGAATATAAGGGCAAGCTGTATCCAAATTATCTAAAAAATGGGAACGCCTGCTCCCATGTTTTCCCGTTTGCCACGCATTTCTGCCGTGGTGATGGCCTAGACATTGGCGGCACAGGCGAATGGTGTTTTCCGGGCGCAATTCCAATCAACACGGATCAGGGAAACCAATTTGAGGCAATGAATCTGCCTGATGGGAAATACGATTACATATTTTCATCTCACACCCTCGAGCACGTGGCTGATTACATTTCCGCCCTCGAGCACTGGAAAACACGGCTTAAGTTTGGAGCGCCCTTGTTTATGTATCTGCCTCACCCGGACATGGAATACTGGCGCCCGCAAAACAACCGCAAGCACGTGCACCTGTTCCATCCGGAAGATATGACCAAGATGCTGGCTGATCTTGGATTCAGGCAGATCCTGTGCAGCGGCCGGGATTTGTATTGGTCATTTGCCATCGTCGGATTCAACGCGTGAAAACAATCGTCTACCATCAACGGCTTGGAGACATCATTAACTGTTTCCCGGCTGCCAGGCATTTTGCAAGCCAGGGTGAGGAAGTGTTTATAGAATGCCTGCCGCAATATGCCTCAGCTCTGGATCTGATCAGCTACGCGAAATGGGCGAAGCCCGGCAGTGGGGAAGGTGAGATTCTTGATTTTCAGATTTGGCCCCATCGTTACAACGAATACAGAAACAGCGGTAAATCCTACGTTGATTTCATGTACGATCATCCTGCGCTGAATGGTGTGGATCGTCAGATCATCCTTGATCGCGTCCCGTCCGGGCCTCCGCCGGGCATGCCTGATCAATATAATTTACTGGCTCCACTTGGCATCAGCCAGGGCTGGAAATATGCAACGCTGGATATTTTGCACAAAGCATCCGAAATGCTTGGCGATTTTATCATTCTTTGTGAGAAGGATTATTATTTTTACCAAAAACACTGGACGGCTCAGAATGTTGTTGAGCTGGCGCAAGCCGTTAATCATGCAGACAAGTTTATGTGCATCAATTCCGCCCCGGCAGTGCTGGCATCTGCTTTGCGCAAGGATCGTCCAACCTACTTTTTCCCGCAGCAAGATCAGTGGTCGCAGGACAATATCCCGTCTTGGCCCGGCCGCATTGATTACGCCAAAGATCATTGG